GTATCTCCTTGGGATATTACACGAACTGACTCAACAGTATCATGGAATATTAAAAAAATAAAAATACCGGAAAAAGAAGGAATATATATCGGATCATTAAGAAAAAAATTATCAAGATCTTATAAACGCAGAATACAATCTAGTATAACTGATACTCCAGTAACTCCAGGGATTGGAAATCGGTTGTTTGAAGTTGAAGGGGTATCTCGTCCAAGACCCAGAAATTGGACTTCTAGAAATCCTAGAAGAATAGATAATCCAAATAAATTAGACGAACTTGCTATAATTGCAGTATCTAAAAGTAAAAGATATGTTGTAGATATGAAAGATCTTGTCGAATACAATATAAAAAATAAAGTAAAAATAATATGAAAACTATAAATATTGAAGACTCTAGTAAATTATACTTTACATCGGATTTACATTTTGGTCATGATAGAATAATAGAATATTGCAATAGACCATTTAGTTCAGTTCATGAAATGAACAAAACTTTAACCAATAATTGGAATAGTGTAGTTGGACCTGATGATACTATAATAATAGCTGGAGATTTTTGTTTGGCCGGAAAACAGATGTGGGGTAAATATTTAAATCATCTAAATGGAATAAAAATATTAGTTGAAGGAAATCACGATCATAGGGTTCCAGAAGAATATTTTAAATTAGTAACTCAATTATTAAATTTAGATGTTTTAGATGTTGAAACTAATAAGAGACAAAGAATTACTGTATGCCACTATGCTATGTTATCTTGGTATCAATCGCATAGAGGAGCATGGCAATTATTTGGCCACTGGCATGGGGAAAGTCTTATAAATCCAGATAGAACAGATATTAAAGATTTTATTAAAGAGGAACAAACACAAGTAACAAAAGTTAATTATTCCCGACAATATGATGTAGGAGTAGATAATAATAATTATTACCCAATTTCTTACAAAGATATTAAAACTATACTAAATAAAAGCTAATGGAAAAAATATTAACAATAGGAGATATACATGGAAAAGATGTATGGAAAAAATTGACATTAGATACGTATGATAAAGTCGTATTTATTGGGGATTATGTAGATGCTTTTGATATATCAGACGATCAAATGGTTAATAATTTACTTGATATTATTGAATTTAAAAAAAGTAATCCTCATAATATTATATTATTAATTGGAAATCACGAATTAAATTATTTTCCTAAGTTTGGATATAAGTTTTATGGGAGGAGTAGTGGATTTAGACCTCAATTAGAAAATGTTTTAAAAGACATCTTTGCAAAAAATATTAGATTATTTCAATATGCTTATCAATTATCAGATGATGTGAGAATATATCTTTGGACACATGCTGGAGTAAGCAATGGATGGTATCATAAGGTATTCAAAACACAATTTGATTCAATAAACACAGTAATAGAGGACTCTATGAATTTAGCTGATAGAATGAATTTGTTGTTTGAAGAAAGATTTGATTGTATGACACAGGTAGGGTGGAAACGTGGAGGACAATATAAATATGGTTCTCCAATATGGGCTGACAAAAGTGAATTTTTATCAACAAGTATTCCTTTACGTGGATACTATCAGATTGTAGGACATAATCCTGTTAAAGATATTAAAATACATATGGTAGACGATGATGCTACAATAGTATTTACTGATTGTCTGGGTAATAAAGAAAAAGGTTATATTATAAAAGTAACTTAAATAACATGAGAATAATTAGAAAATGTCCCATTTGTAAATCTACTGATTTAGAATATTTGGCAAGAGCGAAATGGAATGAAAGTGAACAAAAATTTGAAATAATATATGTGGAAGATGGTTATCCATATTGTCCAAATTGTGGAGAACACATAAATGAAGATATAATAGAAATAACTAATTTAGTAAAAGTTTTATAAAATATAACATTTTTCAATTTTAATTAAAAAGAGAGAGGGAAGACTTCACACACCTTCCCTCTTTTATTTATTGTGCTATAACTGGAGTATATGGTGATTTTTTGTATTCATCGAAAATTTCAAATACTCTACCTAATTGTGAACCACCAGGTATCCATTGCATAAAATAATAAAAAGATGGTGTTTTATCTTGAGGAGAGTTTTCTCCACGAGCCCAGTCTCTCATCTCATCAGAAAAGTTTCTTATACTTTTTTCAGTAAGACTTAACAAGGATGCAATAGGAACAGGGTTAGCTACTAATTTTAAAAATTCACTCGGTGTCCACATAAAAGCAAGTTCTGATTCAGCTTTTGTAAGAATTTTATACAGGTTTCTAGTAAAAATATTACTCATATATCTTTTTTCACCATCGTCTCCTTCGCCACCAAGTAGTACAATAAGTCCAATAAATCCTAATATAACACGTAATTCTACTAATACGGCTTTCATTTGTCCCTGTTTAACTTCAAGAAAATCTTCAAAAGTTGTTTTATCAATCATATCAGGATTCTGTGCTAACCAATTTTGGTATTTCAAAAGAGCTCTTTCTCTATTAACTCTTTCAAATCCAAACACTCCATATTTATTTAAAAGACCAAATGTTGTTAAATCCGCAACAAGTTTACCTATTTCTGGTATTAATACTTTTTTAGTAAACTTAAACATTTGTGCTGTAAATTTAACATCTTCTTCAGTAAGATCATATCTTTTAAATTGATCAACAAGAGCTGCAAATCTACCCCATCTCATTGCTCTTAAATCATCATCAAAACGAAGTTTACCAGTACGTTCTCTAACAACACCTGGCATCCAAGTTTTGAACTGCATCATAATATTTTGAGTAAGAGATATATCAGTAGCAGAAATATCTTCTGGGTTCATATTACCTATAACTCCAGAAGCTGTAGTTTTTATAGCATTTCTAAAAGAGATAAATGCTTCTTTGGTCATATTTATTTTAACCTCACCAGTAGCAGGATCTACTTCAAATGCTTCAGCTATTGGAGTATACAATGATGCATCTACGCCTGGTCTGTTTAACCGTTCTATGTTGCCTTCAGAATCAACTCCAAAGTTATGCATCATTGCTACAGTAATGTGATTCATTATCTTTTTATCTGCTTCACGAAGAGGCCAGAATGCTGCACGTTCTGAGATAAGTTTTCTTTTTGCAGTTGCAGATTTTGCTCTAAATGTTCTCTCATAAGCATCATCATTATAAGGATCAAAATATTCAATAGATGCTAAATATTTTTTAGGATGGGTTATAAGTTCCCATTGGGCTTGTCTCCATTGCTTTTCATCATAGGATATTCCTTTTTTACTTTCAAAGTAAGTACCTATTTTACCAGCAGTAAGAGCACCAGCAGCAGGAATAACAGCAAAGCCAAGTCGTACTATTCCATGATAGTTTTTAATTTTGACAAGAGCTTTAGTTGTATTATAATTCTCAGACAAACTTTTTACTTTATACTTTATTCCATACATATAAAAATCTGTAAAATCTTCAAGTAATCTATAAGTATCAGTATTAAATCCCTTTTTTGTTAAGAATTCTTGTATTTTTCCTTTAACAGGCTTACCTCTTTGATCAGTAACAGCCAATTTTTCATATTCTGATATTGGATGAGCCAATAAAAGCTTTATAGCACGTATTTTAGGCTCTATGTTATTTACATGTTCATAATTAAGAGCCATTTCAGTAAACATTAATAAAGATGCTGTAAGATCGTATGACTTTCGTTCATTATCTATATTTCCATCTTTATCTCTAAAAGGATTAAGATACATTATACGTATCTTTTTTACGGGTTCTCCAGTAGTTTCATCTATCTCAGTTAAATAAGAATCATCTTCTCTAGTGTTAAAAGAGTCCATAAATTCATTAATAGCGGCTCCAAAATGTAACCCGTCTTTTGCAAAGTGTTCTATAATTTCTTTTCTTACATTTGGTATAAATTCTGGACGTATATCTTCATATGGAGACATTCCTATTTTTTTAGTAAGAATAGGAATATATTTTGTCCACATGTCATAATAATCAGATAATGCTTTATTAGCTTTTATATATTTGTATTCTTCAGATAGATTTTTTTCAAATATTTCAGGTTTTATTTCACACCAACGTCTAATAGTATATTTATTAGTCCATGCTGAATTAAGAGATAAATCATTAGATTCTATCCATTTTCTTAATTGATCTTCATATCTGGTTTTAAATACCTCTGCAGAAGTTGTTATTTCTCCATCCTCTTCAAGATCTTCAAGATTATTATTTTTAGCTTTTAATTCTTTTTTCTTTTCTTCTAACAGTTCTGCATATTCTTTAGCCTGTTTTTCTTTATCTTTTATCTGATAGATTTCTTTTGATTTTTGATAACTTATTTTTGTAGGATCATGAAATAAATCATATAGTGTTTGTCTAAATTCTTTATTTAATTTAGAATGAAGTGCCCCATTTTCTGGATTAATTAACTTTCTATAAGCACTCATCTTATCTATATTATTAGCATTAGCCCATTTAAATAACTCTTCGGTTATTGACCATACTTCTTTAGTTATTTTTTCAAATTCTTTCTTTTTGTCATATTGATAAGACTGAATTAATTTCCAAGCTTCTTTAAAAATTGGATTATCTATTTCTGAAAAATGTAAAGTTCTAGAATCTAACCATTTTAATTCTTCGAGGGTTTTTAAAGAACCATCAGGATTATACATAGATGTTTTCATTTCACTCATTATCATCTCTTGAATTCTCTTTGATACTTCATAGGAATATCTCCCTATTCGGTTATCTATTTTTATGAAACGAGCATCTATTTTTTTGAATTCTTCTGGGTTTGTCTTTTTTAAATCAGCAAAGTATGTTTGTGTTTGGTCAGATATATTTGCATATACAGATAACCACTCTAAATACTTTAACATCTCTCCATAAGAAGGATAATGAATATTTTTACTACCATCTGGATTAGTTTCTGGTTGACGTAAAGCAATTTGTACTTCTTCAAGAAGTTTGACAATATCATCAAATGTCATAGTCATATCTTCTCTAAGAGTAGTATTCTTTATGGCTGCTTGTAATAATCTAATACGTTGTTGTACTTTAGGAATGTCGTCTTTAGGAACTTTCTTTTCGTCAAGAGCTTTACGTAATTTTGATAATTGTGATATTTGATTTGTGATAAGCTTATTAAGTCCTTCAAATCTTGTTTTTTCACCAACAGGTAGTTGTGATAAAAATGGAGACATTGTCTCACTTGCTTCAACTTTTACAAGTCTATTTCCAAATGTATTACCTTCAGACTTCTTTTCAGACGGGAGTCTATTAAATTCAATATATACTGGTACTAGTCTATTTTGTCTTATTCCTTTAACATTATTTCTTTCAGTAAGAGTTTCTGCATAACCTTCCATAGCTACATCATAAGACGATACAGTATCATATGTTATAAGATCAGAAATAATTCCATAAGAACCATCTTCTCTGTATCCTGTTTTAACATAACCAGACTCTTTATCGTATGCTGCTCGTGTTTTATAATCATATTGTGCTCCTGTACCATCAGAAAATAATGCGAATAAATCAATAGTACCCCCTGTATTAGTAATAGGGTCTAAGACAAATAACTCAGGATGTATAATAGCTTTTCCTTTTGGGTCTATACCTTTTTGAATTTCTTCTATTTGAGATATCATTTCTTTAGCAAGTCGTTGAAGAGCTTCAAATCCTAATTTAGGCATACCAAAAGATCCTTCAAATGCCTTTTTTTCAATACTAGACATTGAACCTTTTTTATTATAATAGAAGTCTACAAGATCGCTAAGAATTTCATGAATTTCTACTCCAGCTACACGACCTTTTTCATTATCTTCTGTTAATGACCTAAGTTTTAAACCCTTTTTCCTTTTAGCTACTTCTGATCTACGGTATTTAACAGCTATATCATCAAATAAAAAATACTTCTCATCTACTTTAGAATGAGCATTATGTACAGATAACAATTGATCATAGATTTCTTGTTGAGAAAGACTTTTATTTTTCTCAAAAATTAACCCACGATTTCTTATAGCATTGTTAACTTTTGTTTTTGATAGTGGTTCGCAACCCATATTAATTTATTTTATATTCCACAAGCAATTTCAACATGACCGTAAAGAGTAGCTTCAAGTAAAGCTATTTTTTCATTTTCGTTTCTCCATGATTCATTAGGAAAAAGAGTATCAAAATTAGCTAATAAAGATGGCATATCTAAAGTATCAATTTCTTTTGAAAATTCATCTATATTTTCATTTGTTTGTTTTACTTGTTCAATATCACTTGTAATTTCTTCTTTAGTGTTAACAAGTAATTCATCTATTTTATTATTAAGAATATCATAAGCAACTTTAGCATATGGATCGGATATTCTTTTATTAAACAAGTTTTTAATCCAATTCCAAAGAATATTCCACCATGTTTTAGCCTGCTGTTCTAATCTTTCATTAGCTGAATATTGATTAATTATTTGTTTTGCTATAACTTGCCCAATAGCCTCAGTTCTAAATTCTTCATCTGTTGTATATACATCTTTATATTTCTCTTTAACTTCACCATATATAGGATGATTAACAATATTAGTCATCATTGATTTATACAGTCCTGTTGTTTTATCTAAAAGATGTACATAAAAATGAGCAGCTTCTTCAGGAAGAGTTTGAATATTCATTTCTCCTTCAAGAACTTTAACTGTCATATTTGTAAGATCTGATATAGCAATAGCTGTTTTATCTCCAAACTTATTCTTAAGAACTTTAGTTTCTTCAAATGTAACATTTAGTTTATTAAGAAAATCTTTCATTTTATTATCAAGCTCTGTTACATTTTCTTCAGATATATCAGAATTTAATAATTGATAATTTTCTTTAGCTTCATTAAATTGAGCATTTATATTATCTATTTCATCAAAAACGGTTGTAACACCTCTGGTTTCTATTAATTTTCCTAAACCTATTAAAAGCCTTATATCACTTAATTTAAATAAGTCTATTGATAAACCACTTAATGATCCTGATTTAAAATCAACAACAAATTTACCTTTACTATGCTCTATTGTATACCTTCCAGTATTAGTTTTTACTTTAGCCCAATCTAAGGCTGCAGACATTTGTCTAGTAAATTCTGTACTACCTCCCAAATATATTTTTATGTCTTTAATATTATCTAAAACATATTTCATATCTTCATTTCTTGTATCTTCTGAAACATTTGTTGGATTAAAATTAGTATTAGGACCAATATCTTCAGAAATCTGGACAGAACTCATTTTTTGTTTAGTATTAATATAATCGTTTTCAGTTAATATACTTGGTGGAGAATCAGGAAATGTTCCTATTGTGTCATAATATTCAGCAGGTGAAACTGCATCTGTATAATATTCAAGAAATCTAAAGCCATCTCCAAGCTTGTTTACTCTACGATAAATCGCCATAGGTGAATTATATTTTGGATCAGGATCAGTCATTCTAACAAATTCAAATAACACATGCTCTACAGGTACTTTTCTATTAAATCTAGTCTTAGCCTTGTATTCAGCATAAGGTGTTTCAATCCTGACATTTACATATCTTGCACCAACATTTCTACTTAAGTACATTTTAATATTACCATCTTTATCTTCTACTTGATTAGATATTACTAATCTACCATCTTTTGTTTTTTCTGCAAACTTATGATGTTTAGGTACAAAATTGATATCATTACTATTAACTTTTCCAAATTGATTTGCAAAACCAAGCATTAATTCTTCTACGTTTGGTCTATTAAAAAATTCAATAATATAATTATCCATTTCAGAAATATACTTAGAAGATGGAAGATATCTGGCATATGATATAGGAGAATCACTTAATCCATTCTGAATAAGACCTAACTCATAAATACCCATGCCTAATTTACGAATCTCTTCTATTGAAGAGTTCATCATCATTTCTATAGCATTTGTAAGGTCATTTTCTTCAGAAATATCATGTCTTTTAGTAAATGTAGTTATATAAGAATTATCTCTAGTCTTACCAGTTGTATTAGAAAACTCATTTATAACAGGACGAAGTATTTTAACAAGAGCTGGATTTAATACACCTTTTTTTCTAAGCGCATTAAATCTATTTGGAATACTATCTTTGCCAAGTAACAATTTTTTATATACAGTTCTTTGGAGATTAACATCACCATTATACTTAATCGTCATATAAATGTATTGGTAAAAATCATTTTCTACTTTAGTTAATGCTTTTTCCATACTTTTTGCATCTCTTCTTATATTGAATGATGGATTTCTTGGATTATTTAATACATCTGCCATCATTTTTTGAAATAAGGCCCTTCTCGTCTCATCTGAGAGAATATAAGAACTCCATTGATACATTCTTCCACTTTCATAATAAGTGTCTAAAAACGCATTTAAATAGGATTCTCGATTATATTTTATAATATCTGAAACATTAAATATCTTAGAATCTAAATTAAAATAACCATCTAACTTACTATTCATAGAAGTTATACTTTTTGGAAAAGCTGCCGAAGCATCAAATCTCAAATATTTCTGCAAACGTACTTCTTCCATAGCTGCACGTTGATAAATAAGAAAGTTATCAAGTATTTGTACAGCATTTTCAGGATTATCCATATCTGCTTCTGAAAGATATTTGTAATTAAGCTTTTCTAATTTTTCATTAAACTCATTTTCTGCTTTTCCTCTAGCGTCTGTAGAAGATGAATATATATATTTTTCAAAAGAATTATACAATAGCTCTTTTCCTATATCTTTTATTTTTCCAGAAGAATACTTTTTAACCAGATCTGATATAATAGTTGCTTTAGAGTTATATATTCCTTTTGAGTCTTTTTTAGAATATGTGTTATTATTATAACCAATAGAATTAGATATAGATAACTCTCTTAAATATTCTCTAATAATTGGGGCATTTAAGAATTTAGCTATAGTTCTTAGACCAACTCCTTTATTTGTTCCAGTCTTATTAAGAAATGAATATATTGAATATATATTATTATCACTTAATAATGAGAATATATATGGGTCTTTAACAGCATCCACAGCAGCAACAAGAAACTGTCCATAATTATCATATATTGGGTAACCATTTGTATCAACAGTGTGCCCATTAGTGTAATTACCTCCCTCTTGTTCTTTAAAAAACAAACGTAATAATGGATTATTTATTTGTATAGGAAATTCTTGAGTTTTATTATTAACAGAACTAGCGGAAGCAATATATGCAACAAGACTTTTGCTTGCTTGAAATTCTTTAAATTTCCTTGCGTTATACCAAAACTCAGTTAAATATTGAAGATCTTCGTTTACATTGTCTTCCTTTTTATCTAATTCAGATTTTTTTCTATTTTTTGCTATTTCTTCAGCTATATTTTTGAGTTCCGTAGATTCATGAGGACGTAAAAGGATCTCCTTACGTTCTGGCATCATCAACATTTTATAATTTATCTCATTAAATCTATTTTCTATAGCTCGTTGTGTGTTTTGTTGTATAATAGAAAGTTTTTTAAACTCTTCTAATGTCATTGTTTGACGAGAACCAATAGGCAAATCTTTAAATATACCTGACACTCTATCAAGTATTTCATCCTCTTTTATTAATTCAGGATCATAATATGCTTCATATCGTTGCTCTACTGTAGAGTTACTATCATCAAGGTACTCTATATACTTAAGTCCCTTTTTAGTAATTTTTACATTATTAAGATATGTAAACAATTTGTCAATGTCAAAGTCGGATGATGTTTTAATAACAATGTCATAAGGAAGAATAATTCTTGGGCCTGCATGATATGGTAAAAACTTTTTAACTCTTACAGCTTCAAGAGTATTGGGAGCAGCAGTAGGAATACGATTTGCAGTAAAGGTAAGAATTCTTTCATCTATTTTACCTTCTTCTATCATTTTATTTAAAACATCTATTCCACCTATGCTTTCTACGTACTCAACCCATCTTTCTGGAATTGGCACCATAATTTCCATAGGTTTCCCCTTATCATATCCAAAATCAAGAACAGGCTCACCATTATCAGAATATATCCACGATGATTCTTGTGCATACATTTCCCCATTTACTTTAAATGCAATAGCCCTCTTTTTGGGTAACGCCATAAGCATAGACTCTACCTGTTTTTTTGTTATAAGAATATCTATAGATTTACTTTCAGAGTCAAGCACTTGAACTATACCATCGGCAACACTATCTGGCATAAGTCTGCTTTCAACCATATTTATAAGAGACTCTTTAAATATATCTACATTTTCTAAATAATAATTTCCATCTTCAGTTATCCCTAAGCCAAAATCTTTTTTAAGTCTTTCAATTTGTCCACTTGTTAAAGCAGCAATTATATCTTTATGCTCTTGTCTAAGAGAAAGAACATCTGTATTTTTATATTTATCTAATAATTGCCCTTTGTCATGAGTTTCAACAAATAAAACTCTATTCATCTGAGTAGACTTGGTAATTCTTTGTTTATCTTCAGTGTTCATATCTGATTGAATACCAAAGTCATCAAATAAAGTAACATTGATAGGAGATTCTTTAGTTATGACCCCATACTTCCCAGATGAAATATATGTCTCTTTTTGAACAGTTGAATCTCCAAATACATCAATATTATTAGCAAGAGCTGATAGATATATTTTTAACGAATTTCTTGGCAAAATAGAAGGTATCAATGGAGCAACAGAGCATTTCTGAATAGTAGGTGCAAATAGATTAGTTGCATTTTGCTCTGCTCCAACACCCAGAGGTTTAATAGTAGTGATAGTAGCCCTATTTTTAGCCATTATCTTTTCTCCTTTAAACATAGGAACATCCGGAATTGATTGATTAGTATGCTCAGAGAATATACCTGTATAAAACATATTTTCTATATCTTCTCTAGTTCTTTCAGCAGCTTCTAATAAATCTTCATTTCCTTCTTTTAATAAAGTAAGTGCTAATAATTGAGACTCATACTGATAACTATTTTCCAGATTATCATTCCACAGACCTTGACGTATTTTAATAGTACGAGCAAACTCAAGTGTAGACCATAACTGACCATCAGCTACACTCATTTTTCTCTTTTTATATGCACTACTATAGCGTATAATTTCATTCCATACTATACCATTGATTTGTTGTTTATGACTACCAAATGCTTGAGGATAATATTTATTAGCTAACGCTATTGTAGAAGAATCATTTGGGAGTTTAGTTCTAGTAGATGTATGTGAAGTTATACGTTTATGAAAATCTTTTGCGTTTTTAAAAAAAGCTATATCTCCAAGATATATCTTAAGTTGTTCTTGCGACCCAATAAAATAATTATATGCATGACGCATTAATAGTGAATTGATAGCACTATTATTTAAAGTTTTATCGCTAGATACTGAAATTCCGAGATTCTTAAGTGTTTCAAAACTTATACCTTGAGCTTTATATTTACCATCTCCTACACGATTAATTAGTTTCCATTCCATTAACTCTTGTAAGTTATTTGACATAAGTTCGTCAATATAATTATTAAGAGCTTCTGTGATTTCTGTAGAATAAGTATCTAAATAACTCTGAGTGTACTCTTTTATTTTATCTAGAGTTTTTCCACGCTTACCAGCCAAGAATTCTTCTATAGGTTGTATGTTTTTATTTAAGAATGAAAAAACTCTTAATTTTTTGGCATTCTCTTTATAATTCTCATATTTACCACCAAATTTATCAGCATCCCTAATAAGAGCTACAGAAGTAATAACTTCATCATATAAATAATCATTAAGAGCTTTGATAAACATTTCTCTAGTAATGGTTTCTTCATTTGGCATAAACTTTATACCATATTCAGGACCTCTATCACCAGCTCTAAGCACAGGAATTATATTATTTAATATAGCATCAGTGGTCATCATAAGATAATCAAAATGCTCTTCATCCTTTAAATCTGTACCATCATCTTTTCTACTTTTTACTCCAAGTAATTTTATTACAGATATTTTGTTGTATGCATTACCAGCCTTTTTATTACGTTTTGCTTCTTGGATAGCTTCATAAAATTTGCTATGTGATGTAAATAAATTACCTGTACCATCTTTTGATAATGGAACAATATGTTGTAAATTTTTAGGAACGGTTTCTTCCCCACTTTCAATATATGAATTTATTCTATCTGATACTTCATGATAGTGAGAACCTCTACTTACTCCATATTCAAGATTTCCTTTAATTGTCAAATGGGTAAGATCTGAGTCATTAATGTAATCCTTTGTTGAATCATGAAGCATTGCGTCTAATTCTTTTTGATTTTCAATGCGATCTCTATTATAGAAATCATTTATGTAAATATCGCCAAGATCAGATCTTGATAATTCCTCTTTTAACCTACTACCATATTGTACATACACATTATCAGAAGTAGTATTATAAGGAGGATTAACAATCATTCCTAATTGTTCAAGAACTATTTTAAGCTTTGTAGTAGTTTTTTCTCTTAATGCTTCTGATAAATCTTTAAACAATAAGGATTTATCTATTTTAAAATCTTCATCTATATATTTAGTAGACTTTGATTTAGCAATAGCTATAGCATTATTTATCCAATCTGTCTTAAGAACTTTTATTTCATTTTCATCTACTGGATATACATAGTTTATTCCATTTTCACCAACAATTCCAATAATAGGAGTTGTTTTATTATTAGCAAAGCTATGATACATTTGATTCCTAAGTTCAAATTGAGTCTTACTCATTTCTTCATTAGGAACAGCTACACCATTTTCAATAGTATTACCAAGTAAACGTATAAGCCTTTTAACAGAAGGATATTGAGGAATTAATTTTATAAGATTTGTATAAAAATCTGAAACATCAGATGAACCAGCTGCTACATTATTGATAGCAGTCATTAGTTTATTAAACTTAACTCTTACCTCTGTACCAAAGCCTTCTTTTCTCTCTATTACAATTTCTCCATTTCTATTGGTAGTTTCAGCCAAAGACCCAATTAATAATCGTATAGGACTAGGTACTTCATCTTTTATATTTTTTGATGCAGACTCAATAAAATCATTTCTATTTCTACCAAGTACATCATCTTCATCTAATTGCTCTCTAAAATCTGCTTTATATTGTGTAAAGAATACACTATGCTTTCTCACAAGCTCATCCCAATTTCTTAAAATAGCTTCTGCATAAGTATTTTCATCTTTTATTACATCTTCTTCATAGGTAGACTTAATAACATTATATATATTTTTAGCTGATTCTTCAAGCCTCATTATAATATCATCCCCGCTTTCAAGATCGCTAACTACATATCTTAGAAATCTAGTGTTAATATCTTCTACAAATGCTTGAGCTGCAGCTGAAGAAAGATTTGCTATTTTAAAAAAACTATTCTTTGGTTTAGAAACAATATCTATAAAACTATTATCTCTAAGTTCTTTAAACGCTTTTTCAACAAGAGTTGTTTTTATTTCTTCTTCACCTGTTATCCCAAAAATACTTTTTAAAAAGTTTAATATTTTTCTAAAAATTGTTTCTTTCTTAACTTCTGTTATTTTATTAAACTTGTAAGTGCTCCCCATCATCATAAAATCACGGAAATCCTCTGCAAGTATTTCTTCTACTTCTTTATCAGAAAGTTTATGATTATTTAACCTAGCCCTTGTCTCTTCGTACAAAGCTGTTCTATCAGAGGCTGTTATAAAAAATTGACTATACACATGCCAACCTTCATGGTAAGCAGTTCCAGCTTGAGCAACTTCAGATAAAAGTACTTTCCCACTTATAAGTACTTTTCCCCATGCCTTATTTTGTATAAGACCATCTATTACTTCTACAGGTATATTCGGAAATTTCTTTTTTAACCATGCTTTAGCAATTTCTATATTTTCTTTTTCATATTCTTCATATATGGTAGCACGTCTTTCTAATTCTGTTGTGTCCTTATTTACTTCTCTTCTTTTATAATAGTTTTTCTTTGCTACAGCTTCAACAGATTTTTGATCAGTTGGATCAGCAACAAATCCTTTAGCACTATCTAGATATGTAGCTCTTACTGTATCTGATTCAGTTTCCCAAGTTACAGGTTTTTTCTCTGTATCTACTTTTGTAGTAGTTGGAGCAACAGATTGAGGAGCAAGAGAAAATTCTCCAGAATAAAATTTAAAAGTATATTTTCCAACAGTTGTATCTTCGGTTATTCTAGCAGTACCATCTTCTGCTCTTAATATAGAACGTAAAGAAGCAGTCCATAAATCAGCAGTAACAAAATCATCTTTGGTTATACCAAGTGGAGCAAATCCTTCTAAATATTTATCTTCAATAAGCCCAAATTTGTTTTGAGTTTTATCAAGAATTAAATATTTGTTAATAAGTTCTCCGCTTTCATCAGTAAAAGAAATTTCAACTAAGGTTTTATTTTTTTCTAAATCTATTTTTTCAGTAGATCTTTTCTTTATTTCTTTTTTCTCTACAGGTTTCTTTTCAACAACTTTAGATAATTGAAGCCCCTGATTTATATATTGAGGGTCTTTTGCAAGAGCTAAATGATTAGTTTTATCTTTTGGTGCAGGCTTAAGTAATACCACACCTTTAGAAACAGGTGTAACACCTTTCTGAGCAGGAACATTATTTGGGAATAAGAAATGTAAATAATTTCTATGTTTTTTTTCTGTTACTTTTATATTTCCTTTACTATCAAGCCGCCCCTTAAACTCTATGAAACTCTTTCCTTTTTCCTCAATAGCTTTCTTTTTAAAATTCCAGTATTTATTAGAAAGAAAGAAACTAAGACTTTTATCAGCTTTTCCAGAAATAAGATCTTCCATAGAGATTAAAGTATCTCCATAAACAAGCCCCATATATTTTCCATTTTTTGAATCTTTTCTGAAAAATAAACGATATTGACTTGCAAATCCACTTGCAGGAGAAGAATTATGATATAATGCCGTCGTTAAATATTTTCTAACGTTTTCAGCTTGTTCTGCTTCAGGAGTAAGTTTTCCGTCTTTTGTCTTATTTAAATGTAAAGCTACAAATTTAAATAAGTTAAGTATGTTTTCTACATCTCCAGTCTCAGCTAATGTCTTAGGTTTAATTAACTCAAATCTGTTTTTATATCGTATATATAAATAACCATTAATTAAATCAAATGTACTGTTACTAGATTTATGTTTACTTATTTCTTCTATAGGTTCACCAGTTGCTTTTGGTTTTACAGCCTCAATTACAAACGTAGCATTTTCAGCTATATTATTTACAGCAAAAGCCTCTAATGCATCTATTTCAGTTATATCCTTAGTAACTTTAACACCAGCTGTTACATATTCTATATTAAATTCAAAAGGAACATTACTATTCTCAATATCTTTTCTTAAAGCAATGTATTCTTTAAGTACCCTTGCTTTTTCAGCAGCTATATGCTTTTCTATCTGTTCTTTAGTAGCTTGAGGATTCTCTGTAGCAAATTTTTGCATAAACTTAGCAAATGAAAATCTGCTTTTAGTCTCACCATCTATTTTTTTAGTATATTCATATTTTGGTAATAACATTGAAGTTACTGCCATATGAGTACCTGTATCGGAAATCTTTCCAGAATCATCCATCATAACTGGATTAAGAGTTCCTTTTTTAACTGCTACATATTTAATATCTTCTTCATCTACAAATGTTAACTTATCGCCAAACGATAATTCCTTTGCCGCTTTTTTCGATACAGCTATTATAGAATATTCTGAAGATTTATATGCATGATTGTTTACGAATGCAAACCAATATGCTGTTTGATCATTTTGCACAGCAGCGCTCTGATCAGTGCCAGGAATAAGAAATGAATTGATAGTGCCATCAAATACTTTTAGTGAAGCTTCTTCAAATAAATGTTTTATCTCACCATCAGTATTCTTAAATAAGGTACCAAATTTGCCTTCTAAGACACTTTCTTTATCAAGTGACTCATCATATAGCTTCTTCTCTAACCAATCGTCTAGAGTAAAGAAATCACCTATAGCCTTCTTGTATTCAGATAAGAAAGTAGATCTGAATTTTCTTAGAGCAACTAATTCATTTAATAATTTATCTCGTATTTTATTTTTTTCAAATAGAGTAGATTCTTCTGTACTAATTATATCGTTTAATATAGATATTTGTTCTAATACATTTTTTCTATCTGATAACAAATCACTAAACTGATCATTTTTATTAACCCCTGTTACAGTTTTTGTAATTAAGTCCACAAGAGCTAAAGGATGCTTATCAATATGCTTTAATATAACATCACCTTCTGCGTCTAGTCCAAGTTGCTCTAATCCGATATAATAAGAATCATATGCATTATCATATCTCTCTTTTGATATTGTATGGAAGTCTTCTTCAGATTCTTCTTTAAATAGATGTTTATCTCCTGATCTGGAATATTCATATATTTTACCATTTACTTCAAGTTTAAAATTATTTTTAGAAGTTGTAGGTATATCTCTATCTATTGGAATACCAAGAACATCTATTAAGTCTGAATGAATAGAACGCAATTTAAATAATAATTTTCTCATTGTCCCTCTCAGCCCAGCTAATCCTGTTCTGATATCAGACACATCATTTTTTACTTTTCGTATCTCATCACGAAGTAAAAAGTACGTATTATTTAAAGAATTTAATACGGTTGTAGAAAGATTTTGTACTTTTTGTAAATTCAAATTAAGTTTTACAAGTCTTTCTTCTTGAACTACAATAGATTCTTCAATCTTACTTATGGAAGCTTCTATAAGATTTATCTCTTCACGAGCTTCAGCAATAGTTTTGTATATAGGAATAATTCGTGTTACAACTTCTTCTGCCGCACGTTTTCTTTTAGTTTTAACTTCCTCTACTTTAGAACCAACTCTAACTTTCCTAAGTTCTATTTCTTGTTCTGAAAGAGTATCTCGATACTTAGTTATTACATTATTAATATTAGTTGATATCTGTATAATTCTCTTTTGGAGAGATGCTGATTTTTCTTTTTGCTTATTTATAAGCTCTGTTGTGATATCAATAAGATTTGTATATTGAGTAGTAACTGCTTGTATTTGAGTTTCTTCACGTACTTCTTCTGCTGTTTTTACAGTAGTTATTGCTTTAAAATCAGTGATACGTTTTTCACCATTTATTGTAATAGTACCATCTGCATTTAAAGAAGCTCTATTTTTAGTAGCTTCATATTTTTCACCAATCTTATTAAATATTTGTAATGATAATGAACCATCACTTTTCTTTGTACCAACTTTTGCAAAAACTTCTTCCCCACCTGCTGTTGGTATAGATATAATACCTCTATGAGTGGCAATTTTATTTTTTCTTAAATCTTCATCTGTTGTAACAAGATCTTCTTCTCTGGTGAGAGCTAAAGATTCGTGTATAACATTATCAGAATATATTTTGGCTAATTCAGGAGAGAGCCCTTCTGTTGCCTTTGCCGATTGTTTTTTGTTATTTTCTTCTTCTTCTAATTTCTTAGCTTTTTCTTTATCTTCTAATTTTTTATCGTATGCTTTTTGCAGAACAGAAGTTTTATATAAATCTTTTAACTCATCAGACTTTATTTTATAATCCTCTACATAATTCTCTAGTTCTTCTATCTGTCTTTCTGCTACAATAATATCTTGCTCATCTATATTATTATTCTTTTTAGACTCGTCAAGTGCTTCCTTTAAAGAAGATATTAATTTTTCATTAGCTTTAGTCTCTGAAGATGAAATTTTTGTACTGCCTTTAGCTAATTTATTTCTTAATATATCAATACGTTCAAGAATAAACTCTAAAGTATTTTTTGTTGAAATTTTAGCATTTTCAGTTTCAAGAACAAATTCGTTAAATATATCTGAATCTGCTTCGTTTCTTTTAATTGATTTACGTAAAGTAATGGCATTTTTATCTTTGACATCATCATATATAGATTGAAGCCTGTTTGCTTTCTTTATTAAATCATTTTTTACTTGTTCTACAACGCCAGGATCTATTCCAGTAGCTTCTGCATCTTGAGCAGCTTCTTTAGTAGCTAAAAATTCTGCATGCTTTTTGAATAATTCTAATCCTCCTTCTGTTTGAATAAATGGATATATATATCTAGCATCCATTATATTTTTAAAATATTCAAATGCTTCTTCTTCTCCATTAGCTTTTAAAAGATCCATAAAGCGTGTAGTTTGCGCTTCATTTAATTGATCTTTTGTGGCTTTAGCAAGCTTTTCTTTATCTACTACAAATTCTCCAGTATCTGGGTCTATAACAGGATTGCCATCTTTAATAACGGCAAAATCCTTCATAGTTGTATATCTATTTATATAATTACTTTTGAGTAATGAGTGATATTCGTTGGCTAACGTTTGTTCTGCTTTATTTCTACGAACTGTTTGAAAAGTAGACATGCCCCCACCAAGCAATCCTCCAAGTACTACAGACTTCCAAAACTCTGTACTTTCTTTATCTGATCCTAAAGCACGCTCTATATACTCACCAGCAACTTCATCTAAATCTTCAAGTGGATTAGATCCTTCTTGAGACATTTCAGAAACAACATTTTGTAAACCTTCTTCAAAAAATCCTTCAGACAATATACCAAGCCCTGTAGTTTTTCCAATCTTTGCAGCTTGTTCAAGTCTTGTTAATGGTCTTACAGCTTCTCTAATTTCACCAGTCTTAGTAAAAGATCTGGCAAGTACACTTTCTGCAGCTTTAGATTTGCCTCTATTAAACCCATTAAATAACCATTTCTGTGTAAGAATATTTGGTCCAACTAATATAGCAATATTTGACTTAAATGTATTTGCCCCAGCTTTACCAGCTAACTCTGGATCGTTATATTGAGCTAATGCATTTCTATAAGCTTCTTGTCCTTCATTAGCAGCTTCAAACGTAGTATTAAGAGCTACAGCAGTCCAATCATCAATTGTTCCAGCTAATTTTTGAGACAGCTGAAAACCAGGTTTTAATGTTTTCCATAAGCCTTGCATAGCTTCCCCAGCTTTTAATCCTTTGACTAAAGCTCCAGGAGCAAGCATACCAACAAGAAAACCAACAGCATCAGCGCCTTCGTTTGCCCAAAATGCTGATGAGCCAAGATTTTTCCATAACCCACCATCAATAACAGATTGAGGAGTATAAACTGGTAATAACTTTTTAACTCCTTCTTCTGCATTCTCAACAGCAGCTATCCATCCATTATTAAATGAACTACCAAAAGCATCAGGAGAAAATCCAGTCTCAGCCCATTCTGCAAATCCTGAAATATATCCAGGAAGAGACGCAGCTGAAGATAATGCTTTTGTTGCAGCTCTAGGCAGAAAATAAGCCCATCTTTCTAAACCAGACTGATCTTGAGCTAGTTCTTCTTGTAAATCTCGACCACCTGTAGGAATATATTCCCCAACTCTCTTTTTAAATTCAGATAATGGTTGATCTGGAGTAACATAAGACGTTTGTCTATTTAGTCCAACTGAATATGCAGGAGAAGGAATATTTGCTGCTTTAGTATAAGCATCAAATGTTTTACCTTGATCTTTGGTTTGAGATTTAGACAGATCTTCTTTTTCTATTGGTTCTTGCCCAAGAATGTTATTACTGTTAGCCATATTATTAGTTAATCTATACTTTTGCTAAATTGCTTAATCTATACATTAATTCATCAACAGAAGTGATCGCATTATCAATAGGTATTTCTACACCTTCTCTATATATTCTGAATGTAGATTGCCCATAACTATCTACATCTTCCTTCCAAGATATCCCTTTTAATCCTTCAGATATTGTATTAGATAATTCTTCATCTGATTTATTGGCATAATTTGGATCTGATTTTATCATATCTTTTATATATTCGGTATACGTATTTTGAACATCTGTCGGTACTTGTGATGTTTTACCTACACTATATTCTACTTCTGGGATCATATGTATATTTGAAAAATAAGCATCTGAAAGTAAAGATGGAGTATTAGTTGCTGCAGCAAGTTGTGCCCAAGCAGCATATCCTGATACTGCTGGATTCATTGTTACATCCAATACAGCACCTGATTTAACATCTCCTTTAACTAATCTTAAAATTGGAATTTTACCAGGAGATTGAAGCATTGCTATAGTGAGATCTCCTTCGGCTTCTTTAAACTTTGCTAAGTCTTTTTCATCTATGATATCAGATTCACCTTCTGGTGTACTAACTGCATATTGATTTATAATATTTTTTACAAAATCTACAACTTTTTCTGTATCAGCTTTGGGTTGAATTGGATGTACAAGTATGGTATATTCTCTAGTTAACCCTTTATTTAACTGTGAAGATATATCTTTTTTAACATTTGAGAAATCTGCATTATACCAAGAATTCATACTTTCTGATATTTTATCAGCCAGTTTCCCAGGATTTGATATATTTTTAGACTTTAAATAATCAAATATAAAAGTTCTTGCTGAGACAGACTTTCCTGAAAAACTAAAAAATTCTTTAAGATTTCCTGTCCCCTGAGTTAAATACAAATCTGTTAAATTATTAAATAGATCATCTTGAGCAGATTGAGGCAATCCTTGAGCAGCTTGAGCTAATGTAACTCGTCCTCTATTTATAATTTCAATATTTTTTTCATTATTCAAAACATCTTTCTTAACAGCATCGTAATATTGAGATGTTTCATAATCTTGGGTTTTTTCGCCTTGGCGGGTATTCTTAAGTTTTTCAGGAGTTTTTATTCCATCATCTATAGTTATAGTTCCAATTGGAACCCAGGGTTGAGGAACTTTGGTTTCTCTACCTCTACCTGTATCTATATCGGGTAATCTGAGTCTATCTTGTGACATTTTGCCCACTAACCCAGATTGCAATCCGCCAATGGCAACGCTTCTTAAAGTAGGATCATTTAAAAGATCCTCTGGTATGCCTGCTGTTTTTAATGCTTGAGACACCATATCTTGTCCTTCTTTACCAGAAAGAAAAGCATTCATTTCATTTGGATCAAGAAAACCTAATTGAGTTTGGTATTCTATTCCATATATTTGATTAGTTCTAGGATCAATTAAATTCTTTTCAGAAGTTTTAGGATTAGCATTAGAATATTCTTCAGCAATTGTTCTGCCTATTGTAAATATATCTTTTGTATCTATAGGTCTATAATTATTAAGGGCTGTTTGATCTTCATATGTAGCTTTTACAGGATCATATACTGAATAATACCCTGCTCCTATTCTACGTTTATCTTCTTCTGCAGCTTTAACCAATTCTTTTTTTCTCTCGTTATATGCCCAAAAATCATTTTTTCTAAGTTCACTTATTTTTCTAGCCAACTCTTTAGCATATGAAGATGAAGCTCTATCATAATTATATTTCTTTTCTAGATCTGTCATAGTATTAGCAAAGCTTCCGAGTATCTCATTTTTTCTTTGAGTATCTTCTGCAGTAATTGTTGGAATCATGGAGTATTGATCCTGAATCTCAAGTTCTCTTGCTAAATTTTGATCATATGCCTGTTGATACTCAGAAAGCACTCCTTGGAGCGCTTGAGCATTTGTAGGTATGAATTGAGGAATGTATGATACTGGCATATTACCTGTTATTTAAAGAGTTTATATATTCTCTATTTTGTATACTATAAGGATTACCAAACAAACTATTCATAAGCCTTTCTCTAAATGTAGCATTTGGATTATTTGTTTGATACAATCCGTAATCTTTGCCCATTTGCGACATCCACTGATCTTGTGACCTTTGTGCACGATAGTCCTGTAAGCCTTGAGGAACAGCTTGAAATGCAGCGTCTCTATATGCAGAAGCTTCATCTAAATATTTACTTCTTAATTGAGCATTAAACATTGATCCTCTAAGATCTGATTCAAGATTTGCTTGATTGGCAGATTGTCTCATTTGAGCGTTTATATTTTCTTGTGTCATATATGACTGCCCAAGACCTGTACCAAGAGAATCATATATTGAACCAACTCCTGCTACTTGATTAGCATATGCAGCACCTGGAGAAGAAACATCTCTTGCGTTACGTAATGCTATGTTAGTAGCCGTAGAAGCATCTCTACGCATAGCCTCTCTTTGTGACTCTAATGATATTTGTTCTGGGGCTATTCTGGGAATATTTATTTGCTCAGTATCTGCTAATTTATTAGCCTTACTTGCTCCAATTATATTTCCTAAAAGAGATGACCCTGTTGAAATAAGAGAAGGAAGAATAGAAGAAGTAATAGGGCCATATTTTGAAGATAATGAATTAGGATACGATGTAGCTCCAGCCAATCCAACTTTTGATAAATCCATATTCAATCTTGGGGCCTTTGCTGGAAGAAATGAAGATACGTTTGTTATTCCATCATATTGTTCTACTTCTTCAGATTGACCTTCTCCAACATCAATACCATTATCTGCTCTAAAAGACTCTTGTTCATCTCTTAATTTACGCAGTTCTTCAATAAGCTCTTTTTTTTCAAGCTCATCATATTCTGCTCTTTTATATTTTTTCTTTAATCGTCTTGCTTCATCGGCAAAACTATATGTTTTTTTATTCATATTTACTCATTTTATGAAAAGTACAATAATCAAATGGTAACTTATCTGCCCAACTTCTTATATTTTCTTTTATGTTTTTAAACTTAACAAAATATTCATTAATTAAGGACTTTCTTGACGGGAATCCTGCTTTTCTAAGGCTTGTTCTTATTGTCCATTTATCAACATTATATTCTTTTGTGTATTCTAATAATAATGTCTTTTTCATCTTTTATTATATGGAATACGAGCACTAAATATGTAATCACCATCATCAAAATTTACTCTTATTTCTCCTTCCTCAACACGAGCTTTACCACCTACAGGTATACCTCCGTATGAGTTTTCCTCATGAGTACCACCACCTTTATATTCAGTAAGCATGCTATCTCCTTCTAAGCTATTCATAAACCCACCATCTGGAAAAAAACTAAGATCTGGAATGTTATCTAATTTACCACCTAATGCGTGTTTCCATTTACTAGCATTTTTTGCAAAGTTAGCTTTTTTAACAACGGAAGATGAATACTTTTCTTTATTAGCCATTACTTTACTAGCTGCCTGTTGAACACTCATCCCATGTTTTTTTGCCCAAGCAGTAAATGATCCACGTTTCTCAGGTTTTATATAGATACCTCCATTCTTATATTCAAAGTACCCACCACTTTCCATTTTATTAAGCTCATCTGATATACCAGCTTCTTTTAATGCAGTATAATAACCAGGTGTTCCCGACATCTTTAAATAGTCTTTGATATGATCAGCTGCGATTCTTTGAGCTAATTTTTTATTTTTAGTATGCTCATATTCTACTTCTTCCCCCATAGCCATTTCTTGAGGAAACATTTTGAGATATTCTTTTGCTTCAGCTAATGTTGCATTTCCTTGTGGAAGTTTACCACCTTTTTTCATAGTTGGAATATTGGTAGTATTGGTTAGCCCTTGCAGTCGTTGCTGCGCTAACATATTGGTTCTATTAACTTCAATATCTTCTTCAGCTTGCTTTTCAGCATCTGCTTGTACAGCAGAATCACCAAATCCACCTATACCTCCAGCTATCATCGGAAGTCCAGCTGCGGCACCAGCTCCAGTAGCAAGAAGTGCCACACCTCCTATGGTCTGTGCTATATTGCCTACATTTCGTTTTAACCAACTACCAAATGAGTATTCGTCAGTGTAAGTTGGTAATATGTATTTGTCTTTCATATCTATAAATAATCACAAAATTACAATAATTATATAAAACAAACAAATATTTAGATTAAAATATAACCTATGTATAAACTTTACTTGAATGAAATCTATGTTAATATTTTAGCCTAACTATCTAATTTCTTGTAGGTCTATAAAATGTTGTAACATCATGGAGAGTAAACTTATAACTTTCCCCAGCAACCCCGGATAATGTCATATCACAAGTTATTACACTAGAATCTACAGAAATTAAAGTACTATCACAAGTTATACTTGCTCCTATTATGAATCCATTATCTCTAATTATTTTTAATCTGAGATATGAATCAGTTAATCTATAGAAATCAGCAGTAGTATCATCTGGTAACAACCACACTCTCCATTTCCTAGCTAAGTTCTTCACTGTTTCAGCAAGAGCCGAATTTGTATCCAAGGCGTTTGTAAAGTTTATTGTTTTCGTGATGCTTTGATAACTGTTAGATGCCTCTACCGTCGTCATTGCCAAATGAGGCACCAAAGAGCCCGTAGAATCAGTTAAATCTATTCTGAGGTCTATTGTATCGTATTTGTCAATAAGTACGCCATTCGGGTTAATAATCATGTCTACGAAGGAATCATATATCTCGCTATTGGTATACCCATAGAATTGTCCATAATTTCCAATATTATGTCTATATCCTCTAGCAACTGTAGAGCCTGGAGTAATTTCTATTGAATAAAAATGATCATTTACATGATACATTGCTTCAGGATAAAAACTATATCTAGAAACAAATGCATTAACGTATTCATTAAATACAATAGTATTAGATGTTGAACCATCTGTTATATAAAATAGTACTTCTTTATACTCTGGATCAAATCCTGTTCTTACTTGAGCTATATCATCATAACTCTTCATAAGACTTCTTATTCCTAAAACCTCAGATATTGGAACATCTCCTTCAGCAGCAAGATTGTATATTATTTTGTCACTTCTATCTAAATAGTATAAAGCTTTATTTGAAACTATCAGATCAGTAGCTTTAGCTATTCCAGAGGAAGTTGTTATATAATCATATCTAGCTAAAATATCTCCAGTTCCAAGAGTTAAAGAAAGTCCTGTTGTATCTTGAATCAAAGACCTGTCATTTATAGCAATAAGCGATATTGCCTTATTTTGAAAAGCAAAAAATCTATTTCCAAAATTAACTACCTTATTTATATCTCCATACTTACCATCTAATTCTATAGAGTTATTTACTCTAAGAGTGAGCCAGCTATCAGAATATTCATTATTTATTTTTTTATCACTAGCTATTATCTTAAATGGATTTTCTTCTATAGAAATACTATCAAACAACTTACATTGTAAAATAAGTCCATTTAATGAAGCAGAATAAGCTGAATTATATCTATATAAATTACCAATATCAGAAGGATAACTAGAAGGCCATTTGGCTATTCCATCAGCCTGTCTTTCTTGAACATTTATGTGAGATGGATTATTAAAATTATGAGCATATTCCATAAATGGATCTAATCTATAAAAATTATTTATAGAAGATTCACATGGAACAAGAACTATTTCCTCTACTATATAATCATCTACAGCATTTGCTGTCGGAAACATTGACCTTAGATATGCAAAATATGTTATAAAGGTATCCCCATTATAACAAGTTAAATTATCTGTATCAATGGTTGTAAAATCAGAATAAGGAATTACTGTATTATATGACCTAGCCTCATATGTATATCCATTGTATTGCGTTTCAAAAACATTTCTAGTATATGAACCATACCCATACCCTACTGCAGCCGCTGCTAAATTTAAATCAGCATCTAACTCAGCAATCAATGTAGTTCCTTTTTGACCGTGATATTCATTTCCGCTAAAAGTAAAAGTTATCCAATTTTTATAAGTACGAGCCCCATATGAATGAGTAAGTACATCAGATTCATCGACAGTTTGGGTTTCTTCAATACCTGCATTAGCAACAGTTATATATACATTATCTGTTGAATGTCTTGCTGTAGTATTAGTAGCTTTTAATATACCTAACACTGCGTTTCTAGATAAGGTGGCAGTGTATCTACCATCCACTCTTAACTTATCCCCAGTTCGAAAAGATAAAGTTCTGTTAAAATTTATTTCTGGTGATATAAATTCAATAAGCCTTTCACTATCAGCAATACTATCTTCAGCTTTAATAAACATTTCTGAAGAACTACTATATGGACGATATTCATCTGCTACTGAATCATAGGCAACTTTTGAAAATAAACCAGTGGCCAAAACAGATCTGTCCGTGGAAGATCTCTCGCATCTAAATACTTGCCACCCAATTAAATCAGAATCAGTTGGAGTATTCAAGAGAGTCACTTTTGGATATAAATAAGAGGCGCTCCCAACAATAGTACCCATTATATTATAGTCAGTATCATCATTTATAGAGGGCATTCTAAGATCACATATCCATTGAGGAGTAGTGTATTGCATCTTAGTATTATAAAATACAATGTACATTCTATATACTTCGCTTCTTTGAGATGATCTATGTGATGTATCAAAAGCAGTACTATCTCTAAGAGTTAAATTAGCGCTATATAAAGATGCCCCATTATCAATAAATAATGTTTCTGTAACAAATTCAACCTTTACATTAGGCCCTTCTGCTCCCAATGTCACCCCATCTTTTTGAAATATAAATTTTTGGGTGGCGTCTGTATCATTATCTAAATTATTATATAGATTTATTCCATCATGGTTATAAGAATAATTTCCCCATTCAGCTAGACTATTTCCTATAGTAATACCACCAGATCCTCCAGTATCATAAACGATCGAAGAAATAACCGTTTCCCCAGCTGAAATATAACTATATTCAAATAAGGGATTTCCTGTACCGGTGGCAAAAAAAACAGCATCTATGATATAATCTGTTGCAGGATTATAAGAAGGTAAAAATATACCAAGAGGATCAGATATTTCTATAATAGGATGTACTTCAGTTCCCCCCAATAATACAGTAAGCCCTCCGGCAGGAGAAATATAACTTCTTGTTATACCACCTAAACTATATCTGAGAATAAGTCTATCTCCAAATACATTATCTATTGTAGTAACCACTCTTCCTGCTGGTATTTCCCCCCATGCTGTAAAATCTGTAATGTGCAAATGAACAGTATTATTATCAGCACGAAAAGTATTCATGTAATCTGAATTGGTCTGAGGAGATGTATCAGTAAAGTTTTTGGTCACATAAGCTGAACCAGTCGGGGAATTTGTATTATTTCTAAATCTTACCGCACGACAATCAAAAAACGAAGAACCAGTTGGATCTAACCATATTGGATTCCATACATCTTCTTTTAGATTGGCGTAGAACATTATATTATTTTTCGAAGCAAGTGATCCAGCGGAATAGTTAATTTGACCTTGAAGTCGAAACTCAGCTATTTCTATTGTACCATAATCATTTATGCCAGAATCTATAATTGTAATATTATCAGTATTGTATTCATATTCCCCAACAATCTTAACTATTGGAGATAACCCATATTGAGTATAATGTAAAGCTACAATTCTAATTCTATCGAAGTTTTGATCTAAGTCAGTAATTAAGATTTCAACAGAATTCCCAGTATTGACATTAATATCATTACCTGTTATATTTCTTGTATTTGAACCAAAATTTTCAGATGATAAATTTACATAATTAGATAAAGGAGAGAATGCTGATTTGGTTCCGTTCTTAATATATAATTGATATGCGTGCTGAACTATACCCGAAGTATATGCTCCTCCAGGTCTTGCTGTAGTTGTTGGCGATGATAGAGTTACATCAGGATTTATTTCAAATACATTTGCTGAAGAAATACTACCACCTCCTAGCACTAATGTCTCTGCAGAAGATATATTCAAATACCGTATAGGATTGAGACCATCTACCCAATACACTTTTTTTATTAACGCTGATTCATATCTAGATTCAGCTTCTATCCTATAGTCTTCTGAAAAGTTTAAATCAGTACCTCTATATAAATACCCAGCTTTATATGCTGTTGTACCAGCTCCTACTACTTGATACACTTGATCTAAATTAATAGGAGTAGAACTAGTGTCTATTCTATCTGCATCAACTTCTAATAAATATATAGAATCTGTTCCTGAATCATTTGTTGCAAAAAATATAACAGAATCTTTAGTTGTATCATTATACGTATTTCTTATAGGACATACTCCTATAATTATATCTTCAAGAGCAAAAGCAAGTTTTAATGATGTCCCAGGAACATTTGTCATAGCTCCTGCAGTAAGAGGATCATTAGTAATAAGACGCATATTTAATGCATCATAATAAGTATGTTCTGAATACTTATTAACAGATGTATCTCTATCTATTCCTTTTGAAAAAGAATTTATTGCTCTCTGTGATCTCATTAGAATTTCCTTTGCTCAATAATGTCAGTATTTTTAAACCCTTGCTTATGCTCATTTAATTTAACAATGGATCTCAATATCATATTCTTTATGGATTCCATCATGTCTAGCGAAGGCATTTTTGATTTTGATCTTGCAGAGGCTACGTACCATGTAGCTTCTCTGTCAGACTCCCTATAAAAACGCTCATCTTGGGCATTTCTAGACAGTCTCCAGCGTTTATAATCTATTCTTGATGTTAGATACCACTCAACTGCTTTTATGTACCTTATATCGTCTGGAATCATAGGCATTCCAAATTCATCAAGAGGATAAGCTTTATAAGACATTTCTACAAACCCATACTTAAAGTTTGTATACATATGACCATTATTGAGTTTATATTTAGGAATAAAATTGCTACCAATAAAATTAGAACTTGTAGCTCTTAAATTAGCTCTACGAACATCATCTACTATATCTTGTAAACTTTCCCCTGCGTCACCTAAATCTCCATCATCTATTTGTTCTTCGGCTAAGTCAAGTCGTTGTTCTATTGAAGTAGGTGCTATCGAACCTGCTAGATTAAACACATTTGTATTCTGCTCTTCTAGTACAGTTGGAGAATACGGAAACAAATCTTGAGATTCATGCATTGCTGTAAAGCCTACAATCTCGTCATTCCCATTTAAATGAACTAACCTACATGGACCAGATATAGCAAGATCTGCAGGGAGCTCTCCTTTATAGTTATCAATGACAATAGGAATAGGATTATCCCCATTCCCATTAGTAGTTTTATCGAAATACACATTTGGTACTCCGATTAACCGCAAAAGATCAATCACATCTTCAGCAGCATCTTGCCATGGAATTACTTCATATTCTGTAGCCCTATATACTCTTTCAATAATAGAACTTAAACTTATAAACTTGCCGTTCATGTTTTATAATTATGATATGTATTACGTTTTTGTTTAGCAAGATAGTAATCATTTTGTCTATCTTCCGATTTTATATGAGCTGCTAAATCTAATCTATTTTGTTTTGTAGGTTTAAATCTATATGCCCTTACATTTTTAAACTTAATTTTATGTCTTTCCCAGTGCCATTTCATTATATATCCGTTACTATGATCATTAGTTTGATATATTAATGTTTTACCAGGTAATTTTTTTATTTCTTTATTAGTTAACCCTTTATATTCTTCATTCCAAATTTTCCAACTCGTTCCCCAATCTGGAACCATTTTACTCTTTTGTAGTTTGCCATCCTTTATTCGTATCTTTAGTTCATTTTTTCTAATCCCTAAATATCCTAATCCATATGGCATTTTAAATTCAAGTGATTCTTTTATAATTTTTTCTGAAATTTTTTTGTTTAATCTGTGGCATATATCAACATATTCTTTTCTTGTAATTCCTGGGACACCTTTTTTCTTCTTATATTGTTTATAAGCATCCCAAAGCCCCATTGTTATTTTAATTGAATGTTTCTTCATTCTATTAGCCCACTAGAATCATTTTTTTCATCCGATCTTGTTTCAAGAATATTTCTGATATCCGTTTTAATAATATCATTTTTCATATATTCAATCATATGAAGATTTACTGGATAATCGTCAGTAGTTTCATCAAACGTGGATACTTCTGTAGGATCAGCAAATATAGCAGTAAGAATTAAATACTTCAAAGGCTTTTCTATTTCAGAGTTAGATTTTACATAAAACCTATTATCATAAAAAGCTGCAAATAACATATGCTTATTTACCACACCATTCCCACACCAACGCAATCTATCGAAAGGAACATACTGTATAGTCTTAGAAAGAATATCAGGAAGAGATATTTCATAGACAGCAGGACCAATTCTATACTCTATCATTTTAGGTACTTCAGCTGTTCTTAAAATGAGGTTACCAAGAGATAGAGCGTCCGTACCAGTTCTCTCTAATGATGAATCATATGCACTTAATGTAAGATATTCTGTTTGTAGTGTATTAAGCTCTACAAATTGTCTATCATTTAAATGAGTCTTTATAAATGTAGCACGCTTTAACATAATAAAATCCCTCAATAAACGAGGGTCAATTCTTTCATCGTTAATCACATGTGCATTTCTGGCTTCTTCTATAAGAAGATCTGCTATATCCTTTAGTAACATCTTTATTTAATTTCAACTATTTATCTGAAAATGAAAACAACGAGAATAATAAAACCCATATCTCGATTTATTTTTATTTTTAATTGCCGAATTTATTGCGGACACACAACAATTATTATCCCTAGCTGCTTCACTTTGACTACCATAACTTTTAATAAATACTCCATTTTCATCGAACTTATGTACCTCTATACTATGGTTATGATTATATCCAAATTTACCTTTCCAAGTAGGAGGAGGAGGTGTTAGCCCAGTTTGAATTGCATGTTTCATATTTTGACTCCCAGTACACCATTCTAAATTACTAGCATTATTATTTAACTTATTCCCATCTATATGATTTACTTGTAAAAGATCACTATTTGAAACATAATGAAACTTCTTTGCCACAATACGATGTATTGGAAATTGTTTGGACATGCCGTTTATTCTTAATACTACATGTAGGTAACCATTTGTGCCTAAGCCAGGTTTTAAAAATCTATTAGTCTTATTACTCCAAATTCTACCATCTTTATGTATTATATAATCACTATTCATAACTATTTAATATTTACTAAACTAGCTGGAAATGGGGTATGTCAAAAAATTTAGTATCATTTATATCACGGTCATTATCCCAATCAATCCCTGATATAATATCATGTTTAATAAGACCTTCATCATATAACCTTTTTGCTACACCTTGAGCAAATCCTGCAAAAAATATCATTTGATCTCTACCCCAATCTAATTTTCCCTCCCATGGAGCTAGATCAACGGCCATAGAAGGATAAGAATTATGCTTGCTATTGGGGAACTTAACTTTGGAATAACCATCAGCATAAGCCTTATCCTGTTCTTCTTGGCCTCGATGCCCACATACTACAGTAAAATCATAGTACTTTATTAATTCATTACAAAATATAATTAAGTCCTCATGACATGTAGATAATCTATCCAATGATGTTTTACTTAGTTTGGGCATATTAGTAAATTATTCAGGTTTATCTTCTTCTTTTAATTCAACAGATTGTTCATCATATTGTCTTTTAATCACTTCCATTACTGGGACAGACACCTTAGCAGGGAGTTCCAATAAAGCTTGATAAATTATATTAAGATGAGCTTCTGTTAATTTTAAACTAAATATCTTATCCATATTTAAAATGTTATTTTTACACCAGGTGCAATAAACCAATTCTCTTTAAAAGTCTTGTATTTATTAATATCATAACCTACTCCAAGATTGAATGTAAAAGAATTAAATAACTGGAGTGCAGATACATCCACCATAAGAGACATAAACTGCTGAGTAATATCTTCTGTTATAGGAAATAGTACATATCCACCAAAACCATAGTTATTGAAAACTTCACCTTCGTTATTAATAAAATGAGAAAAAGTTATACCAAAACCAGAGCGTGAAAATGGTTCTGTAACAAATTTACCATCAGCTACAGAAAAATTAGTTTTAGCTCCAAGAACAGTAGCTCCAAATCTCATAATTAATGCACCATTGTCATTAACTGAAATTGTGTCAGAGCCTGCTCTAAGTTGTTTAGCAATCTGCTTAGTCTTAATAGTTTCAACAGTTACAGGTTGAAATAAACTTTTAAAAGCAGGTTGAGCAGATGCTGTCAAAGCCATGCTAGAAAGCAACACCCCAAGAATAAGCATCTTAGTTGCTTTACCACTCTTCTTTTTAGGTTCTTTAATAACTTCTTTCTTTTCACTTTCAGGAGCAACAGCTTTTAATTGAGCTTCATGCTTCATCCTAACAGCTTTCATCTTAGGAGATTCAGTTGCTTTCTTCTTAGCAAGACTAAAAAGAAAATTAACAACTTTACGCCAAATAGATCCTTCAGGAATCTTATCACTTTCTCCAATCCATTCGGAAAGAAAATACATAATTACTAAAATTAAAGTCCAAAGATTGGTCTTTAAAAATTCCATAAACGATTCCCCAAAGTCATAAGTAACTACTGCTGTAGAATCAGTTGTCTGACCGAATGTAAACAGGGCAATTACAAATAACACAAACATTGCAAAATACTTCTTCATTTTTTTTGTTTTTGATTATTATTATTATTAATAGATTCTCCTTCTACTATATAGAAAGTCCAAAAATCCATACACAAAGTTCTATCTAATACAAATTCCCAAGGAACATGACATGTACCACACATTCCCCATCCTGATCCCCAAGAGTTTAATTCTATAGTACCATCTTTATCATAATCAAATATAACCATACAGTGACCTCCATGAAGGGTTTCTTTTTCTTTATTGGGAATAGGAACAATTCCTGACTCAGCCACTTCTTCTGACATGAAACTATCATATATAAGTTTACCATATACAACAGGGTATCCTCTAGATACTGCATCTTTTATAGCTTCTTTTGTATGAGGCAACCTTTCATATCTTATAGACTGATGATCGAGTGCTTCTTTAAAAGCCTCGTCAGAAGGCTTAATTGCAAATTTCTTTATGCAATAAGGAATTGTTTTTTCACTACATAATCCAAATTTATTAATAGCCTTAAAAGCATCTCTTATAGATGCCCCGGTATCATTGTCTTTATCTTCTCTTGCTATATAATATGCAAATAATCTTGATGCTAAAAAGTCAGACTGATTGTTTGTTTTAAGAACATATCTGTATGCTTCTACAACACCATGTCCTACACAACTACCTAAAGCTCCTTGATTATATCTTGTTCTAAACTTTTTAATATTTCTTTTATTAGTAGATTCAGGTAATCCTTTATATCTTCTAACTCTATATACAATATCTCTAGGATCTTCCTTATCCTTAATAGCTCCTAATGCATATGGAGTTGTTTTTTTACGCATAAAATACTTCTTAATAAATTTGTACAAAGATACGAAATTTATTTTAATTGTCAAAGCCTTTATTCTATCTTTTATATTCATCTTAAATATTATTATATGTCGGAAGAGTTGTTGTAAGGGTTCCTATTGTTACCCAGTTGGCCCCACTATCAAAAGATACTTGAACAAATACCGAACAAGTACCATCATCCACTATGGTCTCTGTTATCTCTACGTCGGTATTCGTAAAGTTAGCAGAACTACCTGCATTGATATGAATTTCTGACCCCAATAAAAAATCTTGTTGCCATGTAAGGCTGGTGTCTTCAAATCTTAATCTTACTGCACAACCAAGAGCTGTTGTCATCAGGTTATTTATATCAAAGTCATAGTCAACTCTCATATGTAACCAACCACCACCTAGATCATATGATGTAATACTATTCAATGTAGTTGTGAAAGTATCTTCAATATCTTCTGCCTCTCCCCATTTTCGGTAAGATATTATTTCGACTCCCCCTTCACATACTGCCAAAGGTGTTACATCATCGCTATCCATATATACTGGGCGAAAACATAAAGTATAATTATTTCCAATGGTTTCTCCATTTGCCCCTAACGTATATAATAAAGTAGCACTCTCTCCAGATGGTTCACTTAAATCAATATAGTCAGTAGTGTAAACTAAAGAATATGCACCAGCATTTACGCTTCTCCACACTTGTACTTTTACTCTAGACCAATATGTTTCATCTTCTACATTAGAAGATAATATAGGACAAAGTTTACCTCGCTGCAATCCACCTTTAATCTCCATGTTTCCATATATCACGTATGTTGATTGATGAGGCTCTGCCCAATAAACGGGTTTTGTATTTTCATTATGATTATACCCAGCAAAATCCCCAATCTTCCCAAATGCTGGAGCAGTATATGTAAAAGTAGGATTATCTGTACAGACTGACGGAAGAGCTACATCATATGCAGTTTGACCAGGTTTATATCTTGCCCACGCATTTATTTTACCAGATTCCCCACCAGTTACAAAAGTACCAGTTAAATTACATAGATCATATAATTCATCTGTAGAAGCTACTAAAACTGTTTTAATATCCCCAGTTATGGATATATTAGCACAATCCAAGTAACCGGCTCCTATTGTTATACTAGCCTGTTCTGGAATATCAGCATCTGTTTTTAAATCAGAAGGCTGCCAGAATGTTGTGTATCTTCTTTTTGCTCCCATTCTTAAGGTGTTCCAAATGCTACAACATCATTTGCAGCGGTTATTAATCCTGATGAAGTTATACTCAATATAACAGTAGCTCCATATTTAATCACTAACTTTCCGCTCTCTTGAACAATTGTAAAGTTGCTTGTCCTAAAAGTATCAGGAGTAGAATACTCTAAGTCGGTGCCGGAACTATTTACTCTAAGTACTTGTAAGGCAGATCCCCTCCCTAGTTTAACGAACTTTGTACCATTACTCTTCAATATATCTCCAACAGCAATACTAGTATCGGTGATGATATTGTTGGTAGCATTTATTGTTTTATTAGTTAAAGCAACTGATTCAGAAGATGTAAAGTATGTACCAGAATGATTATGACCGATTTCACTATACAGCCCGGAATGATTTCCCCATGAATATGATGTATTCCAGTTTGATATGTTAGTTGATGTAACTCCATAGGCAGCGTGAGCTACAAATACTGGATCACTCTCAGCAGTAATCCCACTAGGAGGAATATTCTGCCAAGTTCCATCTTCTCTCAAAAATTTAGTAACTCCGATACCAAGCATAATCCCACCAACTGAACTAGTTGTAGCAAGTGGCATTGATTCCCATATAGTAGGGGGCAACCATCCTGAATCAGACCATGCTTGAATATCATAATCTCCTGCAAATGGATATTTACATCTTATGTATTGATTAGGAGAAGTACCTTCTAATGTAAACCAATCGGATAATAAAGGTAATACATCTGTTTTAAGAAGAGCTGAGAAAGCAAATGCTGTTCCACTAGCGGCTCTAAGAAAGTGCCCAGTAGTTAACCCAGAAACAGTATGATACGTAGCACTATCTAATTGATGAGCTACTGGTGTTCTAGCATTAGATAATCTAGAATCATTACCAACACAAGCTGTTGCAGCTGATGATCCATATGCAACAGACACAGTACCTGTTTCTATATTTAATCCTGTTCCAACTCTTAAATGCCCGGCTACAGTCCCATCTCCATATCCATAGGTAGAGGCATTTACCGCATGTGCAATAGGTGTCTGAGCATCAGCTAGCAACCCACTTAATCCAGTAACAGATATTTCATCAGCTCCTCCGTTTTGATGAGTTGCAGCATGCGCATCTGGAACTCCAGCTGTAGGTATATCATACCATCCACGTATTCCAGATGAATTAGTCCCATATAATTTACTATTTCCTGGAGAAGCTACATCATTAACAAGTGATACAATTGTAGCTGCTTCAGATAAAGAATGTTGAAAAGTATATGCAGATGTATCCAATATCCAAGTATTGACGCCTGTCTTTCTAAGAAGTCCAGATGTGCCAGCTAAGGCGGCTATCGCAGTAAGGTCTCCATCTAATGCTTGATATAAGCCACTATGATTTCCCCAACTGTACGCAGTGTTCCAATTTGATATATTGCCAGATGTTATTCCAGCTGCCACTGATGCGATAAATACGGGATCTGTTTCAGAAGTAAGATATCCAATTACAGAATGATCTCCCCACCCGTAAGCTGTATTCCAATGTGCAGAATTATCAACAATAGATGGACCCCATTCAGTTCCAGTTGACGTAACGATTCCTCCGTCAGGATAATCCGTAAGAATTCCTCCTCCGCCAGCTATTCTTCGTATTCTATTAAGAGAGAGATTAGAGCCAGACGGAGTAGATTGATTACCTAATACTTTCGTACTATCTTTTAACTTTCCTAAACTAATCATACTCTATTTGGATAGTGCTGTTTGAATATTTGTTAAACAGCTGGATTATACTTTGTATCTGAACTTTAGATAATACATCTTTTGCTTCATCTCCTTCTTGGTTCATAAGAACTTTATATATAGCTTTAATAAGAAATAAATTCTTTATTGAAAATATTTCTGATGAGCCTAATCTTTTTCTAACTATATAATCTTCTGTAAAATTAGAATAAGCCTCATTAATAACTAATTGGAGATCTGAGTAAGTCATTCTGATATATTGTTAAATGCATCAAATATAAAATAGATGGCACTTGTATTACCTAATATTGCATTTGCTTCAATAGCAGTAACGAGAAAATCAAGCCAATTGGCATATTCCATTTGCTTATTAGTAAGGTTTGTATCATATGAAGCAAGTTCTGCAATAAACAAATCTCTAAGAGACATCGCATCATAATATAATACTTCGTTACTTGTAAAGCTATCTACTAATGCAGCACCATTATACAAATCCATTTTAATAGTATATATGCTATTTGGAATAGTATCATCATAACCTACCCCAAATATTTGTGCACCTGTTAATTCATATTGAAATCCTTCTTCAAAAGCCACTGTTGCAATAGGTACTGTAACTGTCGCAGTATATAAAGGATCATCTCCTATGACTACTTCTGAATACATCGAAGAAATTGTAAATGTTACACTATCTACTGCAGGAACACTTGCCCAATCTGTACAAGCATCCACTATTAAAAGCGATTTGCCTTCATCGTAGTCTTCTGTTGTAAAAGCTAATTCAAATGCCATTTTATCCTTTTATGAAATTTATAATAAATAATATAACACCAATTATAAAAGATACTCCAAAACTAATTCCACCAGCTGTCCAATATATCCTATCTATTCTATTATTTATTTTATTACTATCTTCTTCTTGTTTTGATTTTAAACTTTTTAATTTTAGTTCATTCTCGCATTGTCTTTTTATAAGTCCTGACTCATTATATTGATTTCCAAGCAATGCTGTTTTAATATCGCTGACATCCTTTTGAAGTTGCTTTAGTATATCATCTGGAACATCACACATTTCATTGATCTCCTTTCTCTCTTCCATATCAAAGTTTGATTTTTTTTATATATATTAATTTACTTTCACATAATTCTTTTAAATCCATTGGATCATCATCCCAAGGGCTTAACGAAAAGTCTGGTCTTACTTGAGAAATAGCAGTGCTGACAAATTCACTGCAAAAATAACGTTTTTGAGCTCCAAGTCCTCTATGACCAAGCCACTTTTCTCTTCCTTTAAAAATAATATATAATATTCTATATATTTGATTTATAAAATTACTAAATTCATATTTTTTACCAGCTTGTTCTAAAGACCATGCTCTAAGTAACCCGACAAGTGGAGAGTTTAGTGGTATAGAGTAAACATAGATGATTCGTTTTTTACCATCATTATACATTCCTCTAATCGTTTTAGGAAATACTCCTCTTCTTTCTGCACCAATCACTAGGTCATTCCCAACATATATATCAGCATGATTACATATATCCTTAGTTGTTTTTCCTAATGCCAATTGCTTTAACCTCATAAAAAACCTAATAGCTTTAGCTAAAACTCCATATGATCTTATCATAAAAACATATGCTTTATTATCATCAGGAAAAGAACTATATGGGAACATGGTATTCATATCGCTTCTTTTAATGGATTGGGGAAATGTGTTCTTATTGCATCGTTTTTATCACCTATCACTTTCTTGACATAATGTTGTGTGGCGGATAGATTGGAGTGCCTTAAATGTTCCTTCAACTCAAGAATATCTA